AATCGCGCCATCGGCTACGGCCTGCGCAGCGTCTACCAGCCGTACGATCCCAAGAACAAGGATGCTCAGGTCAAGAAGGACGGCGAGAAGGAGCTGGAGAACGCTCTCGCGGCGCAGTCCAAGAAGTACGGTGCCTTCAAGAAGCCCGTCATCGAGATGTACATCGAGACGTCGCACCAGCGTCCTAAGGAGGCGGGCGACTCAGACATCCTGCACGCCTTGGCATACTCAGCCAAGGATGCGACCCTCGTCGTCGATGATGAGCTGAAGGCTGGCAAGCTCCAGCGCATCATGCGCATCCACATCTACGACAAGCAGGTGTCGCCGTCAGTTGCAGCGACTCAACTGCTGCGGTCGACGGGCGGCGGTGGCTTCCTGCAGGTTCCGTCGACGGAGTACGCTAAACAGTTCGTCAAGAGCGACATGACGGAGCTGCAGCAGTTCTTCGCAGCGATGAACATCGAGGCTGACACTGATCCCAAGACGGGCAACGTCAGGATGGCGTCGTTCACGACAGCGCGCCAGGTCAAGGACGCAGTGTCGCGCTTGATGCCGACGATCACCTACGGCGCCAATGGCACCACTGTCATCTCAGCCAACCTGACATCGAAGGCAGATCCCCTGTTGAGCACCGTCAACATGTTGCGCAGCAACACTGTCAAGAACACCGCGGCGCCCAACGGCTCAGGTGAAGGCGGCATCCCGCTGCGCGTCATCCCGGCGGCGCTGACGATGACGACGTTGGGTTGTCCTCTGGCGACGATGGCCCAGCAGTACTTCATCGACTTCAACACCGGCACGTCGGTCGACAACCTCTACATCGTCACCGGCTTGACCCACACCTTTGCCGCAGGCAAGTACGAGACCCAGTGGACGCTCGGCTACTCCGATGCGTACGGCGTCTTCGAAGGCGCGCCGAACATTCTCGACTACCTGAAGTCGATCTCGTCTGACATTCCCAAGAAGCCGAAGTAGTGTAGACGCCGCGCTGATCGGCGTATGATCGGAGCGTGGTACGCTTTTGCATTGACGCTGACCTGCTGGGCACCGAACAGCACCTCGTCTGCAAAGGCGAGGACTTCACGTGGAAGTCGGCAGTTCCCGCCAACACGTGGCACCTGTCGGGTCAGATCAAGCGAGACTCGGACTGGTGCCTCGACACCCTACTGCGCCTGGGCAACGTGACCGTCGACCTGCGACCTCCTCAGCGGTTCGTGACGGCGATGGAACCGCTGTTGTCGGGATCGAACTACCAGGGTCCGGTTCCCTGGCGCTTTGCCATGCCTGGGAAGACGCACCGTGACTTCGTGAGGGCCCTCGTGTCCCAAGTGGCTGTGGCCATGGACAGTCTGCCGACGAATTACTACAGGGGCACCTGGGTGCCCGGAAACGGCATCCTTCGGTCCCTGCTCCCGGCACGGATCGATGTCCCGACCTGGCAGGGCCTGATGGACGCCAGGGTGGGTAACGTGGCCTCGGTCCAGAGCTTCAGGCCAGGTCCGGGAGGGTTTACCGACACGGTGCAGTATGACCGGTTTGGGGCGCTTACGGGACGCCTGACGGTCACATCCGGGCCCATGATCCTGACCCTCAAGAAGGAGTACCGCGGCATCATCCAGCCGTCGTCCCCGGGAGGTGAAATCGTCATCATTGACTTCGCCGCGCTGGAAGCGAGGGTGTTGTTGTACGAGGCCGGACGCCGGTGCGATGAACCCGACCTGTACGGCATGATCGCCAAAGAGTTGGGCTACGATCGGAAGGCCGTCAAGGGGGCCGTCCTCTGCGAGCTGTACGGCAGTAGCAAGTACACGTTGGGCCGGCTGTTGGGCATCAAGGAAAAGGAGCTCAACAGCTTCATGCGGCGCGTCAAGCAGCACTTCCAGACTGAGAAATTGCTGAAGCGCATCAAGGACGAGTTCATCAAGTCGGGCCGCTTCACCAATCGTTACGGTCGTCAGATCACCGTCGATGAACCGTTGGATCACGTCTTCATCAACTACTATGCGCAGTCATCCGGCGTTGACGTGGCATTGATGGGATTCTCCACGCTGGTTGAACAGATGAAGACGGAGGCGCCCAGCATCAGGCCTCTGTTCGTGCTCCACGACGGCCTGTTCCTCGACGTGCCAAAGGAACACCTGCAGTACATCGACAACGTCAAGTCGGTCAAAGTCAAGGGGTACGTTCAGGCCTTTCCGCTCAGAACAGAACGCGTCCCACCGTGTACAACAGAAGGGTGAGAGGTAGGGTTCTACATGTCTCAAGAGCTGACGCCCGAGGAAATCGAGCAGAACTGGAACAAGTTCCGTTCACTGTGTGAGCGGCTGGGAGATCGTTCGGAAGCGGCGCTTCGGATGGTCGATTCTCTGGGTGAGCGCCTCGCGATCTGTCCGGCTTCGGGCAAGCGCGACTACCACAACTGCTTCCCAGGCGGCCTGGTCGACCATTCGCTCCGGGTCCTTGGCAATGCGATGAGGTTGGCGAAGGCGTTCGGTTGGGAAATCCCCAAAGACTCGCTGATCATCGGCTGCCTGTTTCACGACCTGGGCAAGGTGGGCGACCACGAGAAGGACTACTACATCCCCCAGACCGATGGGTGGCGGGCCGACAAGCTCGGTGAGCTCTACACCTACAACAAGGACATCCAGTACATGACGGTGCCCGACCGCGGTATCTTCCTGTGCCAGCACTTCGGTCTCCAGTTGAAGCGTGAGGAGCTCCTGGCGATTCGCCTGAATGACGGTCAGTACTCCGACGACAACGGCTCATACAAGCTCAAGGAGCCGATGCTAGCCGACGTCGTGCACATGGCAGATCTCATCTCGACGAAGCAAGAGAAGGGAATTTTGCCCTAGTCGAGGATACTTAGATCCATGAGCAAAACGCTGCTCATGCGGTATATTCGATTGACGTTGGATGAGGCGCACCTGGCAAGGGTGCCGCAGCAGCTGATGTCGCCCACGGATTCGGAAGAAGGTTCAGAGGATGAGGCTGAGAACGTACAAGAGTTCTCCGGTGTCGGAGCGATCATGGGCTACAGTGCCCCGCTCGGCATGGATCCCGACAAGCTTGGACGCAAAAAGAACGCGTCGCGTCGGAAGCGGAAGTAACTCAAACCACCGCATGTTCTGCGCAGTTGGTAGGGAATTGTACGTTCACGCCACCGTGAACTTTGCATAGGCTTCGCAGTACGTTGCTAGAACTGCGCAGGTGCAGTTCAATGACGCGTCCTGCAAGGTAAGGAAAAAGGAAAGAGGAAAGCAAAATGGCAGTAGATCTCGAGGCGATCCGTCGCCGTGTTCAGGAACTCAGTGGCAACCGCCGTAACTCGAACGTCCAGCTGTGGAAGCCGGGCGTGGGTGAGTACAAGGTCCGTGGTCTTCCGTGGAAAAACGCTCCCGAAGGCCAACCGTTCATCGAGCGTTGGTTCTACTACATCGGCAACGGCCCGGGCATCCTGGCGCCGCACCAGTTCGGCAAGCCGGACCCGATCAAGAACCTCATCAACAAGCTGTACAGCTCGGGCAAGCCGGATGACCGGCTCCTCGCCAAGAAGCTGCAGCCGAAAATGCGTGCCTACATGCCCGTCATCGTTCGCGGTGAAGAGGCGAAGGGCGTCCAGGTCTGGAGCTTCGGCAAGCAGATCTACCAGAAGCTGCTCGGCTACTTCCTCAACGAGGAGGTGGGTGACATCCTCGATCCGTCCGAGGGCTTCGACATCAACGTCAGCATCAAGCAGCAGGCTGGCAAGCAGTTCATGGACACCGAGGCTGAGGCCGCCCGTCGGCCGAGCAAGCTGTCCAACGACGGCGAGGCCGCGAAGAAGTGGCTCGACGGCGTGCCCAACATCGACGACATGTACCGTCTGAAGACGGAACAGGAGATCGAGACCATCCTCAACAACTGGCTCAACGGCGGTGACGCTGTGGCTGAGGCGTCGGATGGCACGGCTCGCGGCGCCGACAAGGGCACCGATGAGCTCGACAAGCTCGTCAACGAGGTGAAGGCGGAAACCAAGCCGTCTGCTCCGACGGCCGAGGCTGCGCCTGCGAAGGCGAACGGCCGCAAGGCGAAGAAGGCTGCGGATGTCGACATGGACGAAGA